ACAAACACTGAATCAAAGAAATCTAGAATCTGCATTGAAGCGATTATAATCTAACCCATAGTATATGTCCACCTACGTCCAAGAACCCTGTGAATTCATTTACCGTGTCTCTTCCTTAGAAAAGGTCGTCGATGGAGACACGATAGATGTCACCATCGATCTCGGTTTCGATGTCTGTACCAAGCAACGCGTGCGTTTGCTCGGCATCGATACCCCAGAGTCGCGCACTTCGAACGCGGAAGAAAAGGTTTTCGGACTCCTCTCCAAGAAGAAGCTCAAGGAATGGTGTCTCAAGGCCGTAGAATCTGAGAAGGATGATATCGAGATCCAACTCAGATGCCCGGAAAGGGATTCCAGAGGGAAGTTTGGACGCATTTTGGCGGAAGTGTGGGTGTCTGAAGACGGGCAATGGACGAACGTCAATAAGTGGATGTGCGACGAAGGATATGCCGTGCCTTACGTGGGCCAAAATAAGGCAGATGTAGAGGCGCTTCACATGGCGAACCGCGAAAAGTTGCGCGCTAGGGGTGATATTTAGATTCGCGGACCCATAGGTTACAAATCCACTTTTCACCACTCCCTGGGATAGGACGATTCGGTCAAACGGTCGTTGTCCTTCGCGTTCTCCCCGACGTAGATGTTCACACCGTCCAAACACGTGAAGGTCTTCATGTGTAGTACTGCTCGTAAACATTTAAATAACTCGCAAAAGTCAACCAAATCGCGAGAGGGAGGGTGTAGTCTCTGGCCGTACCCTTCAACTGGGAGACCGTGTACCACGTGGTCAACGCCGCGCTCACGATCACCAAGGGGGCCTTGTCCTTATTTTTAGTGCACGAGTACGCGATGAGCCAGAGGCAGCACAGGGCGACGATGGCCGTGAAGAGGGCGTCCTGTTTACTCAAGTACCACGCGTACCCCGTGGTCGCGTAGAGGATGGGCCACACCACACCGAACACCCAACCCGGGGGGCGGAAGGGCACCCCCTCCCCTGAACTCTTTAAGTTAGGGCACAACAGACTCGTCCCCGTGATGGCGAGGGCTGGGATGAAAGCACGCATTGTTATTATTAAAATACACGATATTATTTATACGTGTGTCTTTGGTCGCATTTTGGTGGAAGTGTGGGTGTCTGAAGACGGGCAATGAACGAACGTCAATAAGTGGATGTGCGACGAAGGATACGCCGTGCCTTACGTGGGCCAAAACAAGGCAGATGTAGAGGCGCTTCACATGGCGAACCGCGAAAAGTTGTGCGCTAGGGGTGATATTTAGATTCACGGACCCATAGGTTACAAACCCACTTTTCACCACTCTCCACGGGCTCGCCACCGTGTAACGCCTTTTTATTCACGCGACCCCACGTGTCTAAAGTATTAAAGAAAAGTGCGTCACCCTTGTGTAGCCTATAAGATTTATTTAATACCGGAAACGATGTTTTTCCACCTTCATACTCATCATTCAAGGCGAGTATGAATGTGTACTTTCTTTTATTCGCATGTTCCGCGTTTGCATCTTGGTGAGGGTTATAAAAACCACCTGGTTTGTACCGAAGGACTTGGAGACTCTCACAATTATCACAATCTTCCATGCCCACGTGTTTTAAGCACCTGTGTGCTATGTCGTGTATTCTCTCATCATCGAATCCCAACCACGCCGTTTCACTCTTTCGTACCTGGTAATCTATGTTTTGGTCATCAGATAATGTAGACACTTTGAGTTCCGGTTCAGCCTTCGTTTTTATGTATTCACATTCTTCTGGCGTCAGTGCATTTTTTATTATTTCGGGGGGTCTATATTTAGGTATAAAAATGTAAAATATAATGATTAGTACTACTACAACGATTAGCAACATCTATCTTGTACCGAGAAATATATGATGAGGAATCACGCATTTGTACCTAGAGTGTATTCCGTTAGACACCATGTTAAAATACTTGCACAATTCAAATGCTGTGTCTATGATTTCATTTTCTCGATCTCGTTCAACGACCCACTGTCGCAATAGATCACCACCAGTATCTAAAAACATTTGGCATATATCTCGTATGTCACTCATTTTATGATTGTATTTGTCCCGTCTCTGAAGTTCCCTTTTGAGTTGTTCATCTGATATCATATTCATGAGATAATCTATCCTGAGTTGTAAATTATTCTCATACATGTATCCATATCTATAGGCTAACTGGTGTTCAATTGTAGATATTACGTAATTTAACTGCATTATATGAGATGGCGCCCCATTTTCGATAAGTTCTCTATACATGGGCCTTCCCCCACATGGAATATCCCCATTTTCTCTAGATCTCTTCTGAAATTCAAAATAGTGTGGATTGTGTATGCGACCCCTTTCTATTGCACCTGTTCTCCAATCAAACGCTGTCTGACACGTGGTACACCACATCTGAGCACATCCATCTATTTTATGAATCATAGTTGAACACTTCGGACACGGTTTCGTATCCTTGTTTATAAGCTTCATCGTTTTCACTGTATCTGGATTACACACATGTCCTTCTGTACACGTTTCGTTACATTTTTCACAAAACGAACGTTCGCATATACCACATTTCCATAAGTCATCTAGAAATCCTCTGCAATCTTCCATGGGACACCCCCTCGTAAATGTAACCTTTTCATCAGTTGAATCTATCAACCCAAAAGGAATTTTTTCTAATTCTACACGAATGTACCTATGTGAATTTTCTAGAAAAATAGATGCCAACAAATAAAATTCGAACCTAGGTTTTTTAGTTTCAACCATGTGCATGTATCTCCTTCGAATTCTTATGTATAAATCTGCCACCATAGCTCTCAGTTTAGACATGCGCCGGCGTTTAAGTATTCTCTGTACGTATGGCTGCGTTTCAGGCATACGCGCGAGTTCTCTTTCAAATAAGACTTGCTCCATGTGCTTTTTATAATCTTCGTTTCGAAACCGTTTGGTGCAAAACGAATCTACAAAATCGCGACTGAATTCTTTTTTGCAATTCATACAGTGTGCATCTTCACTCGTGGAAAGTAGATACGTTTGTGTACATGTTCTACACGATTCGAAATCACAAAAAGGACAAGACACTTTTTTGTGATTTGTTTTATTAAAACGTTCACAGCACACGCCGCACGTCGTCATGTACTTTTAGGGGTTTTCTTCTTTAAACTACTGGGCTTTGACGCGGGTTTACCTGCCAGAATGCGCTTGACTTCAGAGAAAAGCTTGACGTACACAGGCTTACCTGAATTTTTTTCGCGTGCTATGAATTGGTCGTAAATCTTGAGTTCTTTGTTGAGCGTACTCTTACCGGTACTAATCGCATGTTTTGACTGTTTCACGAGACCATCTATTCCCTTCTTGAAACGAGGACTCGAGGCGGAAGTTATGTTTCTGACGTCGACGAATGGGACGGGAGACATCTTACATTTTATTAAGAAATAATTTCTACAGAGATCGGTCGAATACAAATCCTCCTGTTGTGCACGTTCGCCATGCTCACAACACTCTTTTCCTTTTCCATCTCTTTGACTATGAGTTCTAATTCACTCTTATGAATGTCACAACGATTAAACAGGCCCATGTATATCTTATCTCCGTAGACGTGCCAGCTCGTCTCGTCTTCCACTACGTTCCACATACAAGTACATTTTTTCGTAAAGTCTAGGGTTGGGTAGAATTCTTCGTCACCGTGTTCTACTCCACACTCATACAGGTCGTAGGTCAACTTCACTATTTTTACTTGGGATAAGTCGAGAGTTTTCTTCTTTCCCCCGATGGCTTCGGCGAACTCCTTGTACTCCCCGTCTTGGAGGGAGTACTTTTCTTGGAGCTTGTCGAGGAGGCCGAGTAGATGGTGTCTGTCCATGTTGTCTTGATTTTTGATCTTTTGTGAATGACTTAGGAATCATTCACCCATCAGATAACTAAAAGAACGTTTCATTTTGCTGAATGGCCACCACCACATGTTGCTTAAAACTAACACACATTTAAAAAGTATGGTGGAAGAACTTGCCACAGAGATATATTCTCAACTGGGACCAGGATACAGTGAGAGAGTATATCACAATGCGATGGAAGTGCTTCTTCGTTCGAAGAACATTCCTTACGAATCGGAGAGAATAGTCCCGATTCCGTTCAATGGACATGTGATTGGAAATTTGAGAGCGGACATCATTATTAATAACGAGACCGTCCTCGAATTCAAAACGATTAAAACCTTAAATGACGCGGCCGAGATTCAGGGTCGTAACTACCTTCGCTTGACTGGGTTGAAGACTGCGTATCTGATAAACTTTCCTCCGTTTCCGGAACGTCAGTGTGAAGTTCGGCGTATCTCATTGCTAGAATAAAGGGAAATAGGCGTGCGAGGTCTTTGTAACTCTTGAGTGTTTCGTCGTAATATTTCTTAGGATCTTTCATTTCTTTGGTCAGGATTTCATTGGCTTTGTTTAGGTGAAACGTCGCTTCGTCTACACAAAACTGTTCGTACACATTCATTATGTTTTTAGAGTACCCTTTTCTTTAAATTGTGGGTATGTACTCCCATCTTAGATCATCACATATCTTCTTCCATATTAGATCTTGTTGATATAACTTTTCTTTGCTTTTGAGTAGTGGAAAATATTGCAAATATGAATCTTCGCTCAAAAGTTCACAAAATTTATACAATACATAGCTATATGATAGGAAATTGCGTCTATGAGAAGGACAATTATCATCGAATGGTTTTTGTATGTCCTTAAACATGATACGAAGACGTTCCTCTAGTTCTTGTGGCATCTTAGGAGGTTTAACACCACTCAATATGTTTGTAATGTAA